CACTATGTCTTCAGAATACATGTCACCACCTATTCCTTGTACTGTCTTAACCCATTGAGAATGCGAATCTGCAATTTCTTTGAGCCATAAATTATTTGATTGTGTCATAGTGTAATATACAAAAAAAGGCTTTTATAAAAAATTATTTCTTTTTTTCAAAAGTACCGTTAACCATCTTGCCTTTTCTGTCTTTTATTTCGTCGTAAGCACTAGTCACGCAATCTTCTATTTTCATTTGCTCTAAGTGAGCTAAGTTAGTAAGAACTACAACAACGTCTCCAATAGCGTCTTGTATTTCAGCTCTATCTTTCTTTAGAATACCCTGTGCAAGTTCTCCAACTTCTTCCATTAGTTTAACGTATTGAGTTTTAGAATCACCTTTGTTGTAGATACCTCTTACTTGTGCCCAGTCTCTTATTAAATCGAACACGTTAACCTCATTTTGGCATTTATCTTCTTCTTCTTCTGCAAATGATAAAGTCATAAAAGCGTTATATAGCGCCTTGTTGTAAATAAAATAGCTTCCTTCCAGCATAAAAGACTTGTGCACGTTAGAGCAAGCCCATTCACATAGTTGGTCGTTATCCATAGTAACAACCCCTAAAGACGGTAGTTCTATTTTTAAACCTTTAAAAAATTCTTTATTTACTTCGCTTGGTTTTAGTCTAAAAGTAACTGTTTGATTTGAGATGTGTTGTACCATTTTTCTTTGTTTTAATGTTAAATAATTATCTTTATCTATTCTGTAATTGTGTTTTTTTTGTGATTGTACTTCTAATCTTGAAGCCTCCACTATGCTGTTAGTGATAAACAATACCACGTACTCTTCTTTAGAAAAACCTTGAGTCAACTCTACTCTTTTAACTAAGTTAGTAGTGCAACCTATTTTTCTTATACTAGGTATGTGGTAAATATAATACATTATGCTTTATCTAAAAAATTATTGTACACATGCATGTTGTGAGCGTGATGGTAATATTCTCCTACCTCGTAACCTGTTCTATCTGAAACAAGCTTTTGTAGCATAGAAAAGCAATATTGGTCATTGCAAAACCCAAACCATATGTCGTTTGACCTCATGTAAACAGACATGTTTAGCTTATTGTTTACGATAGTAAATTGAATAGCATAAGTGCAAGGAGTATCGTGACCGTATCTATGTATCTCTTTTCCATCATATATAGATATAGCTGCCTTTCTTGTTTGTGGGTTTTTAACCAACTGCTCAACAACTTTATCTAATTGATTTCTACGTTCCCATTGGTAACCGTAGTTTGAGTTAACAACTCCATCTCCGTCAGCCATACGTTCCCATATAGCAGGTGTTTTACCGTAAATATCACCAAGCTTACTTACGTGAGGGTCACCTGACAAATACCAATCCCACTCAGCTTCAGCATAAGTCTCTGACCAGTTTCTCCATTTCGTGTCTATTTTATTGTCTAAAGGATTTAAAATAGTAAAACCTACATTGAACAAAGCCCTAGTATTATCAAACTCCAAACCATTTTTGCAAAGGTCGTTGTAGATGTTTTCAAAGGCTTCTCGTGCGTTTTTGTATTTATTCATGTTGCAAATATATATAAAATAAATTAAATGAAATCTTTTAAGTCATTCCAGTCTCTATAAGAGTCTACAGAACTTTTGTCTATGCTAGGTTTTTTTGAATTACCAGCTACAGAAAAAAACCAATCGTCTTTCTTGCCATACCTATTCAAGTAGTCCCAACCTTTAGAATCGTAAGAATCCTCGCAGTTAAAATCATCAGGTATTAAATCAGACTTCGTGTTAAAAGGTTTGTGGTAAGAATAAAAATCTGCCTTACCTAACTCTCCTTGCTGTATGTTTCTAGCAACCGCAACAGCTTTAAAGTTAGTATCTGGAAGTGCTATCTGCATAGTTCTAGTTAGAACACCGGTAGAAACTACTGACCACATAGTGCCTGGTTTTTCTCTATGTTCAAAATAGTCGTAGAAAGACCTGACTCCCCCAGCTATAACTAAAGGATGGTTTAAACCTAACGGTACATAATAAGCTCCTGTTTTTTTAGAATAAGACTTAGCTAAAGAATTAGCATTAGGCATAGCTGCTATTCTAGCAAACAAAGGCTTGGCCCCTAGTTCTATACAAAGCGCTTGATGGTCACTTACTTCTTTAGAGGCAGGCATTACTAAAGTTAAATTTAGACCGTACTTACTACATAGAAACGCTAAGCTTATACCAGCATAACCCCTTCTAGGTTGTACGTATACTATTTCTGTTACGCCTTGGCTAACTAGTTGTTGTATAAAAAACTCACCAGACCTAGCTTTATAACCAACCTCACACGAAAGCGATTCATCTATAACATTAAAGCCGTTTACTTTCTTTAAGTTAAAATCACCAAATGAAGAATTAAAGTCTTTAGTTTGTTCTAAGTAACTTTCTAAAGTGTTAAAACAACTTAAATCATTATTTTGTTTTCCTTTTTGTTTATTTAAGAACATTGTTTTTGTATTTTATATTGTTATTTAATTCAACGTGATGAGTAGATTGAAAGTTCTCTATATACCTTATAAAATCACAAGCTACATCCTCCATATCATAAGGCTTAGAATTACCGCCAGTTTTTTGACATAGCATTTTTAAAGCGTCATCGTGCTTCATGTTCGGTAGTATTAACTTTAGACATTTTTTTGCGTTAGAACCTACGTAAACATTAGAATCTTGGTCTACTAGTTCAGGAAAATACTCAGCCATATCCATAGCAAAAGCCGTTAGTACAAAGTTTTGTCTTTTAAAACCCTTGTTTCTTAAATATTCGTTACCATAATCTACGACTTGCTTTATACCTTTGATCTCTCCGGTAAATAAGTATTTTATTAAATAACTAATCAACTGGTCAACATCGTTTTGTATAAAGTTATACAACCCACCTTTTATCATTGGCAACAAATAACCTTTAACATCGCAAAACTTACTTTCTGGCATACTGCGTTTCCATTCTTCTTTAGTAAACTTATTATTTTGCAAGTCACCAACAATCCAAAAATTACCAAAACCATGAGTTCCAAAAGGTTCTTGCTGGTCAACTTTCTTTGGCTTGTAATTAATACCTGAGCCGCAAAGTCTAAACATGTAGCACAGGTAGATAAAATCTTCTTTGCTTATGTTACTATAACAATGTTTGAAATATTTTCCATTGCCTTTTACGTCATATTCACCTTTAACTATAGCTTCTAGCAAACTACTAAAAGCAGCGTATCTCCTATTCACTACATCATAAATAGGTACATTCCAAACCAAATCATCATTAACATCTTTAGCTGTCCAGTGTTTACCTTCAAACTTAAGCTCTTGCATCATTTTAGCTTTACCGTAATAATCTATAAATTGTTTTATCATAATTAAATAGTTATAAATTTATTAGCATGCATGTAAGAAGACGGTCTAATGTGAACAGATTGTCTAGATTCCATATCGTCAAAAGATAATCCATCATAGTCTAAGTTATACCATCTAGCCACTTTTAATTCTAATAACTCCGCTGTCTGTTCTATCAAAGAGTTGAAGTGCTCAACATACTCCAATCTTTCTTGCTGAGACCCAAAGAAGTTTTCACCTAAGTACTTGCCAGTTCCAGGAATCTTACGGCTTTCATCTTCCACAGGTATTAGATGTGTCAATGTTATATTGTAACCCTCTTCCTTAAGTTCTTTTAGTTGTTTTACATATCTTTCAAAGATATCAACTATAGCACTGGCTCCTCCGAATCTTTTAAAATGAAACCTTACATCTATGTTACCAAAATAAAATTGAATATTGTTCTGGTATTTACTAGGTATTAGATTTTTTAAACCAATTTTTAAAGCACCGTTAAGCGTCTTTCCATCTAGTCTATTTATAGTTTTACCTGGCTCCCAAGCTGAAATACTATGACTGTCGCCTATTATAATAGAGTCGCCATAGTTGCTTATATCTATAACTTTACCTTCTGGAAAAGTCAAATCGCTTATGTCAGATAAATCTTTTCTTTTTTTACAAGGTATAGTATAATCAGCAAAATCACCTAAGTAAAAAACATTGCCTTTGTAAGAGCTAAATTTCTTAAGCGCTTGTACTTGTCTATCTTGAGCGCCTCCAAAAAAATTAAAAACACCTGGCTTAAAATTAGCGCCTTCGTTTATTATCAATACGTCGTATTGGTCGAAATCATCTGCGTTTGAAACTATGTCTACTTCTTGGCCACATTTTTCACTTAATATAGACCTTGTCACGTAAGTCCAACCTGCATTATGAGAGTACAGCCTAGTACCTAAATTTGTCAATACTCCTAACATTCCAATTTTTTTCATTTTATTTGTTTTTTAAGTTTTCGTAATTATTCAATGAACCTATATAAGCTACAGCATCTAATAAGTTATCAGTTTTATGTGAGTAGCTTTCTCTAGATAATTTTAAAGCAACCATGCATATATACATGTCTTTTGCTGTTATGTCCTTGCCTGTTGCTCCGCTAGCTATCATAGCTGCTCTTTCCATGCCTTCTTCAAAAGGCCCATACATACGCTCTTTTTCCTCTGAGCGTAAATTAATAATTTTGTTTGCTTCTTCTAGTATATTCATGTGTTTAGTTTTAAATTATTTTGCTAATATATGTAAAAATGTTAAATAAAAAAAGTTTTTTTTAAAAACCTTCTAAAGGGTCGTATAAGTCTCCAACTACACTTGGCAATCCGTACTTGTCTACCTCAAAACTAAACTTATCAAATGAATAGTTTCTGCTTCGCTTACAAGATACCGTTACCATATTATTATGCTTTGTGTTCTTCTCAAGTT